GGAAATTAAGATTGAACCAGATCCAATTGATGCTGAACCGACAGAAGATTTCGGATATACTACAACAATTACAGAATGGCCTGAAACAGAATGAAGAATAATGATGCATTAAGTGAAGCACTTGGTATTGAAAACGCAGTAGAGATTATACCGCCAAAAGTACCAGAACCTGTCATCAATACTCCACACGAAGATGATGATATCAAGGCTGACTATAATCTCTCGCGTAGAACATTCCGCGATCTTATAAACAAAGGCAACTCCGCAATGGAAAGTTTGACCGATCTGGCTAAAGAATCGGAATCTCCGCGCGCGTATGAGGTATTGGCTACCATGATGAGAACCGTTGCTGATACCACCAAAGACCTATACGATCTACAGAAGAAGACTAAGGACTTGAAAGGTCAAGATAAGAATGATCAGCCAAGTGTTAATGTGGAAAAAGCAGTATTTGTTGGCAGTACCGCCGATCTACTAAAGAAGATAAAAGAGAATAAAGAAGAGTGACCAAAGGGTATAACAATAACCCAAATCTTCCGCGCGAAGATTTTAGACATGCTTTCACTCAAAAAGAAATGGATGAGTTCATAAAGTGTGCGGATGATCCTGTATACTTTGCCATGAACTATATGAAAATCATCAACGTTGACCATGGTCTCATGCCATTCAGTATGTGGGATTTCCAGCAAGACATGCTTATGAAGTTCCATACCAATCGCTTCTCTATCTGTAAGCTTCCGCGTCAGGTTGGTAAGACCACAACATCTGTTGCTTATTTGTTACACTATATTCTATTCAATCAAAATGTTAATGTGGCTGTTCTGGCCAACAAGTCTGCTATGGCGCGCGAAATCTTAGGTCGTCTTCAGCTCTCTTTTGAATATCTGCCAAGATTCCTACAGCAAGGTGTCAAAGAGTGGAACAAAGGTTCAATTGAACTGGCCAATGGATCACGCATCATGGCCGATTCTACCTCAGGTAGCTCTGTTCGTGGTCGAGCATTCAACATCGTATTCTTGGACGAGTTTGCATTCGTTCCAAACAATATTGCCGAAGCGTTTTTCATGTCTACCTATCCTACGATTTCTTCTGGTCAAAGCACCAAAGTTATCATCGTTTCTACGCCTAACGGACTAAACCAGTTCTATCGTATGTGGACAGAAGCAATTGAAAAGCGCAGCGATTATGTTCCCATCGAAATTCACTGGAGCATGGTGCCTGGAAGAACAGAAGAATGGAAAGAACAGACAATTCGTAACACTTCTCCAGATCAGTTCCGTCAGGAGTTCGAATGTGAGTTTATTGGTTCTACCAATACTCTTATCCACCCAGCAAAGCTCCGCTCTCTTGTCTGGCACAACCCAGTTCGTTCTGAGGGTCATTTGGATATCTATAAAGAACCACAGCCAAAAAGAACCTATACAATGTGCGTGGATGTGGCCGAAGGTCAAGGGTTGGACTACTCTACTTTCTCAATCTTTGATGTTACCGAGATACCTTATAGACAGGTAGCTAAGTATAGAAACAATAAAATATCACCATTTTTGTTCCCGTCAATCATTGTCCAGACAGCACAACTATTCAATGATGCNTTNGTNCTGGTAGAAATCAATAGTATTGGTCTTCAGGTATCGGATATTATACACTTTGAACTAGCTTACGAAAACCTTATCAAGATTGAATTGAAGGGTAAGCAGGGGCAAATACAGACTCCAGGTTTCAAGAAGAGAATCGCATACGGTTTAAAAACATCCAAACAGACAAAAATAATTGGTTGTACCAATCTAAAAACGCTTATTGAAAGCGATAAGCTGATCATAAATGATGCCGAAACCATAACAGAATTGACCACATTTTCCGCTGATAAACAGTCGTTTAAAGCTGAAGAGGGTAATAACGACGATCTTGTAATGACTCTAGTTCATTTTGGATGGTTGACTGCCCAGAGATACTTCAAAGAAAACATAAACAATGATATACGAGTTACGCTCCAACAAGAACAATTGAACATTATGGATACTGATTTGACGCCATTACCTATAATAGATAATGGGGTTGATAACCCAGATTATGAGGTGGATGAGTTTGGAAACGTGTGGTTTGAGGACAGAACCAAGAGATATCCTTGGGACGACTTTAACTGGAAAAGAAAGCTGTAAAATCTTCATTTTTCTAAATAATAACAACAAGAATAATCCATTTTATAAAGGAGAGATACTATGGCATTTCAACTGTCACCAGGTGTAAATGTATCTGAATTCGACCTTACTACTATAGTTCCAGCTGTTGGAACCACAGAAGGTGCGATTGCAGGACAATTTAATTGGGGCCCAGCTAACACTATCGTAACAATTTCAAATGAAGTTGAGTTGGCCGATCGTTTTGGTAAACCAGATTCTAACAACTTCGCAACATGGTTTACAGCAGCAAACTTCCTATCATATGCAAGAAATCTTAAGGTTGTCCGTGCGGCCAATTCAGTATCAGATAGAAACGCGACTGATGGTAGAGGTTTATTGATCCAAAACCAAGATGTATATAATTATAACTTTAATAGTCCATTTACAGCATCCTCAAACACAACTATTGCTGCTCGTTATTCTGGCGATAAAGGTAATGGTCTTCGCATCTCTATCTTTGCTAACGGTCAAAATGACACAGCTTGGACAACATGGACAAGCAATAGTGTTGCATATGCTAATCAGTTTGATGCTAAACCGAACACTTCTAACTTTGTTGGAAATCGTGGCGGCAGAAACGATGAAATGCACATTATCGTTATTGATGAGAAAGGCAAATTTACAGGAAGTCCAAACACAGTACTAGAAAAGTTTGCTTTTGTTTCTAAAGCTTCCGATGCAAAAAATGATGATGGATCATCAAACTACTATGTAAATGTTGTTAATGATCGTTCAAAATATATTTACATTGTAAATCATCAGTCAGGAAACACATTTAATATTGCAACAGTTACGGCTGTAACTGATGGTGCTGATAAATTTGACAATAACGACACAGGATTCATTATTCTTTCTGGTGGTTCCGGTTATGGGGCAAATGTGTCGTTTATTGCAAACGGTACCGGACTTATTGAAGGTACGGGTGGTAGTATTACTATCAACAATAGAGGTTATGGTTACTATGTAGGAGAAACAGTAACTGGTGTTGCTCAGTCTGCTTCTGGTAATGGTACAGCAACTATAACTGTTACAATACAAAATCAATCAGTGTTAGCAAACTGGGGTACACCTGCTGCCAATACAACATTTAACTCTGGACCATATGACACATATAATAAACTTCTAGCTAATGGTGCATCAGCAACAGTAACTAATGGTGAATTGATCGACGCTTATAATAATTTTAAGAATCCAGAAGAAATTGACGTATCTCTTGTTATGGCAGGAGCATCTGATCAAACAGTTGCAAAACACATTGTAGAAAATATTGCTGAATATCGTAAAGATTGTGTAGCTTTTGTTTCACCTTCAATGGCAAGCACTGTAAATAACTCTGGCGAAGAAATAACAGACATTTCAACTTACAGAGATTTGTTCAATTCGTCTTCATATGCTGTAATGGATTCAGGTTGGAAATATCAGTACGACAAGTACAATAACGTATACCGTTGGGTTCCACTAAACGGTGACGTTGCTGGTCTATGCGTAAGAACAGATTTTGAGCGTGATCCATGGTACTCACCAGCTGGATTTAATCGCGGTCAAATTAAAAATGTTGTCAAGCTTTCTTGGAATCCAAACAAGACTGCAAGAGATGAACTTTATAAGAAGGGTGTTAATCCAGTTGTAACATTCCCAGGCGAAGGAACGGTTCTTTATGGTGATAAGACGCTTCTTGCTCGTCCATCAGCGTTTGATCGTATCAACGTTCGTAGATTGTTCATTGTACTAGAAAAAGCAATCGCAAGAGCAGCTAAGTATTCACTCTTTGAATTCAACGATGAATTTACTCGCGCTCAGTTTGTATCTCTAGTAGAACCATATCTACGCGATGTACAGGGTCGTCGCGGTATCTATCAGTATCGCGTAGTTTGCGATCAGACAAACAATACTCCAGAAATTATTGACCGTAACGAGTTTGTTGGCGATATCTACATCAAACCTGCTAGAAGCATCAACTTCATCCAGCTAAACTTTGTTGCTGTAAGAACTGGTGTTGCCTTTGATGAAATTGTTGGTAAGTTTTAATTGATAAAATGAACATAAATAGAATCATAGGAGAATAAAATGGCAGAGTTTAACGTAGCAAATTTTAGATCACAGATGGTAGGAGACGGTGCAAGACCTAACTTGTTCTCTTGCACCATTCCTGATCTAACTGTTAACATCAACGGAGAAAGCGGCTCTGAAGTCGCTTTCAACTTCATGTGTCGTTCGGCACAATTACCAGGATCAACAGTAAATTCCATTCCTGTAAACTACTTTGGTCGTGAACTAAAGTTCTCAGGAAATAGAATCTTCTCTGAATGGACTGTGGTAATTATCAACGACGAAGACTTCAAGGTTCGTAACTCATTTGAAAAGTGGATGAGTGCTCTCAACTCACATGTTGGAAATCTTCGTTCTCTTGTAAGTCCTTTAAATTATCAGAAAGATGCATACATAACACAGTTTGGTAAAGCTGGTAATGTAATCAAAGAGTACAAATTTGTAGGAATGTTCCCAATCGAAGTAAGTCCAATTGAAGTTGATTGGGGAGCAAACGATTCAATCGAAGAGTTTTCTGTAACATTCGCTTATCAGTGGTGGGAATCAACAAATCCATCATCAAGGTCTACTACAGATACAACTCAGGCAGGACCAAGCGCCAGCCTAGGCTTCGTATAATTATATTATATAACAAGGCGGGGAGCAATCCCCGCCCCATTCAAACTGGAGTGAGTAATGGTCCAATTATTTGGCTTTGAGATAAGCCGTAAGAAGCAACAAGATCAAGAAGAGAAGAATAAGTCTTTCGCGCTGCCACAAAATGATGACGGCGCTGTAACTATTCAATCTGGTGCTTATTATGGTACCTATGTCGATCTTGACGGTGTTGTTAGAAACGAAATTGAACTTATCACTCGCTATCGTGAAATGGCTATGCAGCCAGAACTAGAAACTGCTATTGATGAAATTGTCAATGAAGCTATCGTAAATGATGATTCCGAATCAGGTGTTGAATTAGATGCCGACGAACTAAAACAGCCTGAAAATATCAAGAAAAAGATCAGAGAAGAGTTCGACTATGTTCTAAAGCTTCTAGACTTTGGAAACATGGGTCATGAACTATTCCGTCGCTGGTATACGGATGGTAGACTATTCTATCACGTTATCATCGATGACAAGTCGCCGTCTAAGGGCATTCAAGAGCTTAGATACATTGATCCGCGTCGAATTCGCAAGATTCGTGAAATCCAGAAAGCTAAAGATACTCAATCTGGTATGGAAATTATTAAGAGCATGAAAGAATACTACCTCTACAATGAAAGAGGTATGATTGGTGCTCATTCTAACTTAGGCACAAAGATTGCCATCGATGCTGTAGTTAATGTCAATTCAGGACTAATGGACTCAAAGAGAGCCATGGTTCTTTCTTATCTTCACAAAGCAATCAAGCCACTTAATCAATTGCGTATGGTAGAAGACGCAACAGTCATCTACCGTCTCTCACGCGCACCCGAGCGCAGAGTATTCTATATCGACGTTGGTAACATGCCAACAATCAAAGCCGAACAATATCTTCGTGATGTTATGGCTAAGTATCGTAACAAGCTTGTATATGATTCCAGCACAGGCGAAATTAAGGATGATCGTAAGCATCTTTCCATGCTTGAAGACTTCTGGTTACCTCGTCGTGAAGGCGGTAAAGGTACCGAAATCACAACTCTACCAGGCGGTATGAA